GCCCGGCGGGAAGATCGAGGCCCATGTGGCGCCGTCGTCGATGCTGCGCTGAATATCCAGCAGCGCATCCGATCCGGTTGGTGCTTCATCCGCGATCTTCGCCACTACATCGACGAACGTTCCGGCTTTCCTCACGATGTAGTACAGCGTCAGCCTGTCCGCTACTTCAAGCTCCTTGACGATGCCGAAGGTCGCCTTCCTGTCGAGCTCGGCAACCGGCGGCGCTTCCTCTTCTATCAGCGTGGACCAGTTACCCAACCGCTCGAAGAAGATAATCCAGGTCCGCGTCAGTTGCCCGTTCTGGTCGAACATTGGCGTCTGGATGGGGACGCGAGGCGTGGTCTTGTCCGGGGTTGTTAGACCCTTTTTCATCAGCTTGTCCCAGGGGTGACGTCAACCAGCGCGTCCGTGATGGCGACTTTCACGGGGTCTTTCACCATCACCCGGTAGATCCGGTCGCGGGCCGAGCCGTTGCGGTTCCAGATCACGCGCCCCTTCCTTCCGGTCATCGATGGGGACTTGGGTTTCTGCGCGCTCCAGGTGTCCCCGTCGTCGTTCGACCAATCGAGGATGACCTGCGGGGTAGTACCGGTGATGTCGAGGTCCAACTGAAACCTGTGATGGAAGACCGCGAGTTGGCTGTTGCTCAGATGTGGCGCCTGACGAATCCGCCGGATCTCCGTCCCGGCATCGGTGAAGAACTCCTGCGACATCTGATAGATCTTGCCGTTCGTGTGATCCCCCACGTAGTGCTTGCCGGTCTGGTTCCCCGCGGGGTTCAGGCAGACATAGGCGTGGCAGCGTCCCCGGTGTTTCTCGAGCGCCGTCCCGTTCCAGTAGGCCCGCTCATGCCACAACTGGCTCGCCACGTCGTAGACCCATGTCGCATTGGCCGTCATGAAGTTGAGGACCCAGAACTGGTGGCCGTGCTCGAGGTAGGTGTAGGCGTACGCATCGTCCACCCGTGTGTATTTGTTCCAGAGTTGCTCTATGGCATGCGTACTGACCCTAACGGGTTGAAAGCCCTGCGCCCGGTACGCTACCGTACCGCCGCGGGTGTCCGAGCCGAGCCAGTGCAGGCCCGATGCGAGAGAGGCGATCGACCACGGGGCGATGCAGGCCATGTGGATAAAGGCTCCGGGATCGCGCCGGAACCCTCCCGGCATGTTGGGGTCGCCTTCGTTGCGCCATACCTCCGTGCTCCAGTGCGTGCCGAACAGCCAGAGCTCCTCATGGTCCGAATAGACCGCAGCAATGTTATCCGGGTAGCCCTCTTTGACGCTGACCTCTAATCCGTCCCACCCCGTGACCACTCCGGTTACAGGGTCATAGCCGACACCGTCATTAGGCTGCGAGAAGTAAAACGTTTTTGAGTCTGGCGGATTGACGATGAAGTAACTGTCGAGGTACGTGCCGGTCTTCGCACGAATTACCCCTTCCACGGTGAACGGTGTGTCGGTATGTGTAGGCGCGTTCTCGTCTATCTTGATCGTCTCCGGGTTCTGCCAGACCACGATGTTGTACGTCGTTCCGCCCATCGTGATGGTGTGACCGGGATCAGCCAGCGAGGGGCTGAACTTGTCGCCGGATTTCCACAAGATCACGTCGTTTCCGAACGTGTCCGCGGTGCCTTCGCCCTCGCGCATGATCGGCTCGATCAGCGAAACACCGTTGTGAATGTAGATCTGACCCGCGCTGACGATCATGATCTCGTGGCCGTTGGGCCAGATGCTTACCGGGGTATGGTCCGCATCGTCCCCTACGTTTCCTAGAGATGTTAAAGCGCCGGCCGCGGAGATCTCGTACAGCTCACTGCCGCCCACCGCGAACAGCCGCTCCTCTCCTGCCCACAGGCAACGCACGGGAGAAGTTGGCAGCGTGGTAAACAACGTCAGTCCGGGAGTGCCATGCAGGATAATCTTGTTTTTCCCGCCGGCACTTTCCACAGCCTCGGCGTACAGATTGATGGTTCTCTCGTTATCGGTGTTCGGTGACCAGCTTTGGTAACTGCCGGCCATGAAGGCGTCGAAACGTGGCATCTTTAGAAATAGGTATCCGAACAGATGTCGTAACCGGCGCCGCAACCTAAGCCGGTGTGCAGTTCCGGTGTGGCAGATCCTGAGTTAAAACTCTTCACCCATGCCTTGCTTTCCACCGCTTGGCGCTCGATGTTCTGGTAGAGCACGTCGCTGATCTTGGTTGCAATCCGGGCCATCGGCGCCAATTCGAGCGCCAGGTTCCAGCGCAGGGCCCGGGCATATCCAGGCGGGAAATCCACAACCGAATCCACTGTGGAAAACTGGCTGAACGGAACCCACGCATACAACGTCAGTAACGAGCCGGAAGCGGGAACCGGGTGCAGGTACACGTTGGATTTTGGGTACGCCGAATCGACATACACCCCCGCCTCATGCGCCCTGTATTGCTGTAGCGTGAGCACCGGAGTCATGTTGCACGTGGAACCTGAACTGTTAACCGTCGCGCCTTCGACCCGCTGCGGGCGCACTAGGCCTAGCGTGCCATCGGGCGGTCCCAGGGTGTAGGCACTAAGTCCGGTCAGGATGTAATCCGCAGGCTCGATGCTGTAGATCATCAGCCGCTCTAGATGCCAGGCGTCGACCAAATCGTTTAGGGCCCGTAGCCCATCGTCTAAAGCATCATCGCTGGTCTGCTGCCCGCTTCTCAAGACACCTAACGTGCGATAAGCATCATACAGAAGATTGCGTACGCTAACTCTGGGCATATGTTATGATCCCCTCGTCCTGTGCTCGCTGGCCTCATTGAAGCAGGGTACGCAGAGCGTTATCTATTGCTTCGTCGCGTAATTTCCGCGGGCACAGGACTTAAGCCGCCTGTACCTTAGCGCTGTCTTTTCGTACGAGCTGTTTGTTAACAAGATCCAATTCCCACTGGCCTTCAAGTGAGTGCTGAACAATCAGCAGATTGAACGCTCCTTGCATCTCGCTCTCGATCTGCCGCCGCAACGCCGCACCCCGCTCGAAGAACTGGCAGGTCTTCTCGTCGAGCTCGAGCGTGGTCATTTCAAGCAGCGATGCCATGGGCGGTTTTCCAATCAGCGGCCTGCTGGTCAGTGACGTCGATATCCGCAAATCGCGGCATGAATGCTGCGATGATGCTTTCAATCTGCCCGCTCAGAGCAACTTCCTTCGCGTCGTTGTTGTAGTTGAGAAATTCCCAGATATTGGTGACAGTCGCGGGGTCTTGCATAAAGTAGCCCATCGTCCTCGACACATACGCATCGATCTGCTGCGGGATGCGCTCTGCGACGATGCGCGTCTTCACCCAGACTTCATCGGGCGCGGGGGGGATAACCTGCGCGGTCACGGAACCGGCCCACGCATTGAGCCCCGCGGCGTTGCGCTTCATTACCGCGGGCGATGTCCGGTATTGCTCGATCAGGATATTGTTCTGTGCCATCTATGCCGCCTTCACAAAGCCGCTGCCATCCACGCTGAGAGTCTTCAGCGAGCCGCCGAGAAACATCATGATGGAACCGTCATCATTCCAGCGCATACGTTCGGTAACCGTCGCGCTCGAACCGGCCGCGCCGGTTGGTGTGTGAAACCACTGCACATATCCGGTTACGGCATGGAATGCGAGTCCTGGCCCAGCCTCAATACGAGTTGTATTCGTCCCATCCCAGCGCACATTCAACGTCAGACCAAGAAAAGAAAGCCCCTCTACGCGGCCGTTGGTAAACACCGGAGCCTGCACCAGGCCGGAAAAAGCCGATACGCCGCTGTCATAGAAAGTAAGCCGGCCGGGTCCCGGCGTTGCGACCGCCCCCCCGGTCCCGTTTGACGCGGTGTACAGCACGGAAGCACCGTCCGTCCGCGGCTGCAGGATAAAGCCAGACCCATTGGCGATGTACCGCCAGTTGCTGCCGTCCCAGGTCAGGTTGCCGTTGAAGTGCGAACTGACCGGAACCTCTATATCTTTCGCAACCCGCACATTTCCCGTGATTGCGTTGATCCGCATCCGCTCCGGATACCCGGACCCGACTCCAAATACCATGTCCAGGCTTGCGCTCCGCAACCATCCGCAATCGACATAGGCCGCGTTTGACAGCCCGAAGCCGGCACCATCGATGTTGCTGCTCCATGGCGTCTGCAGCCCGAGAATCGTGATGTTGGTACGGTTGTTACCCGACGAATCGTCCGAAGCGCTTACACCTGCCCCGATGAAGTTCAGGCTGGCCCGTGCCGGTAATGCCGATCCCTCGTCCTGAATCGTAGCGGTAGGCCCAGCCGGCCCGGTTGCGCCTGTTGGCCCCGTTGGCCCCGTCGCACCTGTCGCCCCCGTTGCTCCAGTTGGTCCAGCAGGCCCGGTGGCGCCAGCAGGCCCAGCAGGCCCAGCAGGCCCGGGAACGGTCGAAGCGGCCCCCTCCGGCCCCGCTGGCCCCGTAGCTCCGGTGGCTCCGATCGGGCCCGTAGGACCCGGCACGGTCGATGCCGGTCCTG